ACACAAGTAAGAAACTACACTGAGGTTGATAGTAATGTTTTATCAGATTCAATCATACAAGATTTTATAAGGAATGTAGAATTAGATGTAGCAGGAAAAGTAGATTATGATGATTTAAGAAAATACGCTACTTCAAATTTTACAGCAGGTAACAGAGCAGTATCAATGCCTTCTGATTTATTAATTTTAAGATCTGTTGAGCGAGTTGACTCTAGTGGTAATAGAGAATTTTTAGAAAAAAGAGACACAAGTTTTATTACTGAGTTTAATGGAACAGGCACGCAGGGAACACCTAAATATTATGCTAATTATGACGACTTTAATATTATTGTAGCTCCCACACCTGCTGCAGCTGACACTGTTCAAATAAATTATATTAAAGACGCACCAAATTTTACTTCAACAAACAACACTTTTTTATCAACATATCAGGAATCTATGCTTTTACATGGAGTCTTAACTGAAGCTTTTAGATTTTTAAAAGGACCCCAGGATATGTACAAACTATATTTTGATAAGTATAATGAAGAATTACAGAATTTTGCCCTACAACAAATGGGTAGAAGAAGACGTGGGGAGTATGATGATGGAGTACCAAGAGTAAAAGTACAATCACCTGCTCCAAACACAACATATTAAGGAGAACAATTATGGCTATAACAACAAACGCAATTTGTGATTCTTTTAAAAAAGAATTACTACAAGCAAAACATGACTTCGATACGTCATCTGACACTTATAAGTTAGCGATGTTTACAAACTCAGCAACTTTAGGGAAATCAACTACAAACTATACAACTGGAAATGAAGTTTCATCTCCAACTGGAGGTTATTCAGCTGGTGGTAAAGCTTTAGTAAATCAAGGTGTAAAAGTTTCATCATCGGTGGCTATCACTGATTTTGCTGACTTATCTTTTGTGGGTGTAACTCTTACTGCAAGAGGCGCATTAATTTACAATACGACAACTGATGGTGGTTCAAACACAACTGATGCTGTAGCTGTTTTAGATTTTGGTGGTGACAAAACTGCAACATCTGGAACTTTCACAATACAGTTTCCTGCGTTCACAACATCGGCTGCTATATTGAGATTAGCTTAATTTAAAGGAGGAGCCTCGTGGCTGACATAACAGTTTTAGTACAGTCGCCAGGCTCCGAATATTGGGGCCAATCCACTTGGGGTTCAAATGACTGGGGTGGATCTGGACTCTCATTAACTACATCTCAAGGATCAGTAACAACCACTGCAAACGCAACAGTAGAAGTTACTGGAATTCAATTAGCATCTTCTATAGGCACAACTGTTGGTGGCACTTCGGTACTAATCGAAAATCCTGGACCTGTAACAATGTCAGCAGGAGTTGGAAGTGCTACGATAGGAATTGGTGTACCAGTAGGAAGTGTATCTGCCTCGTTTAGCATTGGCACTGCTACTGTAGATGAATCACAATTAACAGGTATTGGTTGGGGTAGAAGAGCTTGGGGTAATTTAGCTTGGGGTGAGGCTTTCTCGGTACTTGCAACAGGACAAACTTTAACTTCAACAATTGGAACTGCTATTGGTAAAACTGATGTAGCAGTTTCAGTTACAAGTGCGGGACAACTTACTTCTACTTTTGGTAGTTTCTCATTAAAAATTGATCAAGACATAACTGTTTTTGCAGCTGAAGATCAACTTGATTTTACAATAGGATCATTAAGTTTTGATGCAAATGCAGACGTAGACGTTACTAGTGCGGGATCTTTAACTGGCTCAGTTGGTTCAACGGTAGCTGGTCTAAAAACTCCTGTAGATGTCACTGGTATTGCAGCCACATTTACATTAGGCACTTTTTCATTAGTTCAATCTACGACTGAGCCTGTAACAGGCCAACAAGCTACACTGTCATTAGGTCAACACGCAGAAATACCTGGACAAATAATAGGTGTTTCTGGCTTATCTATGACAAGTTCTGTTGGGTCTGTAACAGCGACTGGAACAGCGGGTATTGACGTTTCTGGTATACAGATGACAGCTTCTGTCGGAAATGTTAATATTACTGCGTGGCAGGAAGTAGATTTAGGAGTGACTAATAACTGGACGGTGGTTGATTTAGCTGCGTGATTAGGGTAAAATTATAATTATTTAGGAGATAAAATTTATGACATCTAGTTATTCAAGTGATTTGAAACTCGAACTTATGGTAACTGGCGAAAACGCTGGAACATGGGGTGATAAAACAAATACAAATTTAAATTTAGTTCAACAGGCGATAGCAGGTTTTGAACAAGTAACTCTTTCTTCTGGATCGACTACAGCTTTAGTTATGTCAGATGGTGCTTTATCAAACGCAAGAAATCTTGTAATAAAATTTGCAACAATAACTGCGGGTGCATCAACAATTTGCACCATACCAGATTCGATTGAAAAATTTTATATTTTTGATGTCACTGCTGTAACTAATCCAACGAATCTTACAATTAAAACTGCATCAGGAACTGGGTTCACACCAGACGCACAAAAAATTTATGCAGCATATTCTGATGGCACTAATCTGAATGAAGTATCTCTAGATACTTTAGGTGGAACAATCGGGACAGCACAAGTTGCTGATGATGCAATTACAAACGCAAAAATTGCGGACGATGCGATTAGGGCTGCTCAACTTTCAAATAACGCAGTTGTCACTGCTGCTATAAATAATGATGCTGTAACACAAGATAAAATAGCAGACGATGCAGTAGGAGCTGATCAATTAATAGATACTTCTGTAAGTGCTGGAAGTTATACGACTGCAAATATCACTGTTGATGCTCAAGGGAGATTAACGGCAGCATCGTCAGGTGCTGGAGGAGATGGTTCATATTTTCCAAGAAAAATAACTGGAAGTATAGGACCTGCAAGTGGAAACATAAGTACACCGGCTAACGCTAGTAAATTTTACGCATTCGGTTACGGAGGCGGAGGCGGAGGTGGAGGCTCTGTAAGAGCCTCTAATAAAAGAGGTGGAAACGGAGGCACAGGTGGATTCGGATTTTTTAATGGAAGTGTTACAGGGTCTACATCGTATGCATTTAGTGTAGGTGGGGGCGGAAATGGTGGATCTGGAAACAATATGGATGCAAATGGTGGAACAGGAAACGCAGGTGGTGCAACAAGTGTGACTGGTTTATTAACAGCTAACGGAGGAAATGGCGGAGCTGGAGCTCCGAGGTTAGGAAGCTCAAATGGAAGTGCTGGAAATTCGGGTAGCGTTCCTGGAGGAACAGCATTAGTATCCTCAACCTTCTTTCATGGTGATTCAAATATATCGCAAGGTGGAGAGGGTAAAGCTGGAAATGGCTCGAATGCGACTACTGGTGGAGCTGGAACAGGTGGTTATGTAATATTTTTTGATGATGGGGGTCAATAAAAATGGCATACGTAATTATTGCAAATAATCAAATTTACAGAATCGCCTCAAATGAAGCTGAAAAAAATGAATTAAATATAAATGAAAATGATTACATCGTAAAAGAAATAAGTGATGCTGATTTTTTAAGATTAAGAAAAGACGATGTTATTACTTCATTTGCTAACGACACATTAAGCATTACAAATAAAGAAGAAGAAAACACGATTATAGGATCAACACCCGAAGAAATAAAAGAGGAATCTATAAAACTTTTAAAACAATATCATGAAGATTTAATTAAACAATTTGATGCTTTTTTAATTGGTGATAATAATTCAACTAAATCTTTGTATTCGACAATACAATCATATAGAGACTATTTAAATAATTTAGATTACGATTCTTTGACTTACCCTCTTAATAAAACATGGGAACAATACTGCCACGATAACTCTATTAGTTATATAAGTGCTTTACAAATTCCTTAATTGACATTAATAACTAATAATGTTTTCAAACATTATAGAATTTCAATGTTCGAAAGAATATATTGAAAATAATAAAGATAACTTACCTGTTCCTACAAAACTTAATATACCTGAGTGGTACAAAAAATTAAAACATCATCCGGTAGAAAAGACTATTAAAGGCTGTATGCCTTTTTTGGACACTTTTACAACTGGTTATATATTAAAATTAGATCAGGACATATATTTAGAACATAATGTTGAAGTTGATGGTCAAAAAACTAGCAGAAGTTTACCAGCCATAGCAGAAGCTGATTTAAATACAAAACATACGTACAATATAAATTTAAATTATAAACCATTGATGGCAACCTCCCATCCATTAGAACAAATAGGTGAATGCCCCTATGGTAAAAAAAATAAAAATTTTTCAATTATGAAAATACATAATCCTTGGTTTATAAAAACACCTCCAGGATATTCTTGTTTATTCCTACCGCCCTTAAATAATGAAGATGATAGATTTTCAATCATCCCTGGAATTGTAGATACGGACAGTTTTCAATTAGAAATAAACTTTCCGTTTGTAGTCAATGGAGATAAATATCCTGAATTAATAACTACATTAAAACGAGGAACACCTTATGTTCAAATAATTCCATGTAAAAGAGAAAATTGGAAAATGAAAATAGTAGAAAAAAAAGGATCGACAAATGATCGTTCATTTTTTTATTATAAACAAGTTGTAGATAATTACAAAAACAGATTCTGGAAGAAAAAACAATGGAGGTAAAAAATCTTGAAGATTATGTTAAAGTTTATGAAAATTTTTTACCTGTTGATTTATTAGAGGCACTTACAAAAATTTGTAAAAATTCAGAGAAATTTGAGGACGCTGATATTTTAGGTTTTGATCATAAAGGTGGTCATATTAAAAAAGATATTAGAGATACACTAAAATGGACACTCCAAGGTTTGCAATCTAAGACTTTAACTGAAGTACATTGGACAAATGTGTTATGTTATTTTTTCAAAAATGCGGTGGAAAAATATTTAGAAAGTTTTGAAGAAAATATAAGTTTTCAAGTAAATGAAATTCAAATTTTAAAATATAAAATTGGTGGTCACTATAAATTTCATATAGATTCTGATGCAGTAGCACCTAGAACATTTAGTTGCATTTTTTTAATTAATGATGATTATGAAGGTGGTGATTTGGTTTTTAAATATCCCGATAGTGCAAAACAATACACTATAAAAAGAAAAAAAAATACAATGATAGTTTGGCCTAGTAATTTTTTATTTCCTCATTCAGTCAAACCTGTTACTAAAGGTGAAAGATATTCAATAGTGTCATGGGCAAGATAGGAAAAGATTTTAAATTTAAAGTTGTTAAAAACTTTTTATCGAAAGATGAGTTAGACTTACTATCAATTTATGGTGAAATAAAACATAGAATAAACGGTGATAGTTTTGATTTTGTACAAAACAACAATTGGGATACTTATTATTATGGCGATCCTATTATAGAATCACTTTTATATAAAAAAAAACAAATAATAGAAAAAGAAGTAAACTTAAATCTTTTAGGAACGTATGCTTTTTGGAGAATGTATACAAAATTTTCAGAATTGAAAAAACATACTGATAGAGAAGCCTGTGAAATTAGTGTTACTGTAAACATAAATAGTGATGGAACTGAATGGCCAATATATATGGATGGTGAGGCAATAAATTTAAATGTAGGAGATGCAGCAATTTATTTAGGATGTGAAGTAGAGCATTGGAGAGAACCTTTTTTAGGTGACTATCAAATGCAAGCTTTCTTACATTATGTTGATAAGGATGGTAAAAATAAAGACCATTACTTAGATAAAAGGGCCTATTGGGGATTACAAAAGTCATGATGATGTTTAAATGTGAGGCGCCTATTCTCAAAGATAAATTTGAAAAACATTATTTTTACAAAGATAAATTGTTACAAATTATAAATAATCAAAAAGAAAATTTTAAATCTTTTAAAGAAGATCGATTAAAAAAATGTGATTGGGAGGATTCGAAAAATTTTGATAGAGTGTGGGTAAAATTAATTATTGATGATTTATCAAAACAATTAGCAAAATTTGCAGATCATTTAGGTTTTAAAAAATGTATAATTTTCGATCTATGGAATCAACAATACGATAATCAAGGTGAACATGGATGGCATGTTCACGGACATAATTATACTGGTGTTTATTATCTAAACTTTAACAAAGATTGTGCAAAAACAAGATTAATAGATCCATATGAAAAAAAATACTTTATAGATATAGAGGCCGAAGAGGGAGATATTATTATTTTCCCCTCGACAATAATTCATACTTCTCAAGTACAAAAAACAAGTTTTTTAAAAACAATTATATCTTTTAACATATCTTTTGATGATATAAAAAAGGCCATATATGAAAATAAAAATAGGGAGGTTAAAATAATAAAATAAAAATTATACAAAACAATGAAATTTAAACAGAGTGAAAAAGATGGTTCTTGTGAAATAGTGTTTACAGAAAAGGAGTGTCAGATAATTCAAAAAAATAAATCTCTATATCTTTCACCAGAGTTTCTGAGACACTTCGGAAACAATCTTGTTAAAATTGTAATGGAATTTAATAGAAGAATAGACCCTTCTTTACAAACTCTAAATACATTTGAAAACACAGAAATTGAAACAAAAAAACCTACTAATAGCAAGGTTTAAAAACACTTCTATATGGGGTATAATACCTTATGCCTTTAACAAATGTACAAATAGCACCTGGATTTAATAAACAAGTCACTGAAGTAGGGGCCGAAGGTCAATGGACAGACGGTGATTTTGTCAGATTCAGATATGGACTTCCAGAAAAGATTGGTGGTTGGGAACAACTTTTATCAGGCACTATAGTTGGTGCTGCAAGAGAACAATTTATTTGGGCAGATTTAGATGGAAGAAGATACGCTGCTATTGGGACTAATAGAGTTTTAATTATTTATTATGAAGGTGCATTTTATGACATTACACCTTTGGCGACAGCGATAACAGGTTGCACATTTGATACCGTAAATACTTCAGCCACTGTAACTGTAAACAAAGCAGCTCATGGTCTAGAGGCTGGAGATCTATTTACATTTACATCAGTCACACCACCAGTAGGTGCAGGTTATTCTGCAGCAGACTTTGAAACAAATACTTTTGAAGTAATTTCTGTTCCCGGTAGTGATGATTTTACAATTACTATGGCATCGGCAGCAGGGACAACTGTAAACGGAAGTGGTTCTGCTACAATTAACCCATACGAAAAAGTAGGATCATTATCACAAACATACGGATTTGGTTGGGGCACAGCTTTATGGGGTGGTGGTCAGCAAGTTTTTTCAACTTTAAACGGTGCTCTTTTAGATGATACAGCTGGCACTGGAGGTTCTGGTACATCAATAACATTATCATCAACTACTGGTTTTCCTGCTACTGGAACTATAAAAGTTGGAGCAGAATTTATTTCCTATACTGGTATTTCTTCTAATGATTTAACTGGCATCACAAGAGCAGCTGCGGGCACTAGATCTGCACATTCAGATGGAGCAGGAGTTGAATATTTTACTGGTTGGGGCGAAGCTTCTTTATCACAAACTTTATCAATTGATCCTGCGTCTTGGTCCTTAGATAATTTTGGCCAACAATTAATTGCGACTATTAAAAATGGTAGATCATTTTCATGGAATCCTATTAATGCAGATTCAAATGCTCTTAATACGAGAGCGGTAGTTATTTCAAATGCACCAACTGCATCAGTTATGTCATTAGTCTCAGACAGGGATAGACACCTATTTATGTTAGGAACAGAGACAACTATAGGAAGTGGTGGCACACAAGATAAATTATTTATTAGATTTTCAGATCAAGAAAATATTAATAATTATACAGCAACTTCAACAAACACAGCAGGGTCATTTAGATTAGACTCTGGAACAAAAATTGTAGGAGCTGTAAAAGGTAAAGATTATACTTTTGTTTTAACTGACAGTGCTGCATATGTGATTCAATTTGTTGGGCCACCTTTTACTTTTTCTGTTAGGCAGGTTGGTTCTAATTGTGGAGCAATAGGCCAACACTCAATAAAATATGTAAATGGAGCAGTATATTGGATGGGAGAAGCTGGAGGTTTTTTTGTTTACGATGGTACTGTTAAGGCTTTACCTTGTTTAGTTGAGGACTTTGTATTTACAACTAAGGGAGATAACCTAGGAATTAATTATGACAATGGAGAATCAGTATATGCTGGATTATATACACTATATGAGGAGATAGTTTGGTTCTATCCAAAATCAGGTAGTGACAATGTTGATAGATGTGTAACCTACAATTATCAAAGTGGGGTTTGGACGACAGGTTCTTTAGCAAGAACTACCTATGTAGATGCTAATCTATACGATCATCCTTATGCAACTGAATTTAATTCTACAGGCACTCCGACCTTTCCAACTATTCAAGGTGTAACAAATAGCAATGGGTCTACAATATATTACGCACATGAAAAAGGTGTGAATCAAGTAGATGCTACAGGAGCAAAAACAGCAATTCCTGCTTTTATACAATCAGGTGATTTTGATTTAAACATAGGAGGCGATGGCCAATTTTTTATGAGTATGAGAAGATTTATTCCAGATTTTAAAGTTTTGACAGGTGATGCAAGAGTAACAATTAATCTTAGAAGTTTTCCAACGGACACCGCAACCTCATCACCCTTGGGTCCGTTTACAATTAATAACACAACAAACAAAGTTGACACCAGAGCTAGAACAAGATTTGCAAGTTTAAAAATAGAAAACACATCTACTGATCAAAGTTGGCGTTATGGGACTTTTAGAGCAGATATTCAACCAGACGGAATGAGGGGATAATGGAAAATGAATTAGGTTTTGGTATGCAACCCTTGGGTATTGCTGCATTTGCTCCACCAGAACAACAACTTCCTGACATGAGAGATGTTATTGGAACAGCCGTAACTAATATGGCAAAACAAAAAGCAATAGATGTGGCTGCAAGTAAACTTGGTTTACCTGCATTAGGCAAAGCACTCGGATTGAGTTCAACTCTCACCGGCCCTTTAGGTTTTGGTTTTTTAGGTCCAGTTGGTTTAGGCATTGGTGCTTTATCAGGATTTAACAATCGTCTTCAAACAAGTACTTTTGGAAGATCAAAAACTATAGCTGATTATTTACAAGCAAAAAGAACAGAGAAAGCAATAAGAAGAGAACAGACAAGAGACTTACAAGACAGAATAAACAAAGGACAATTTGGAACTGTTACCACAAGAGATGCTTATAGAGGAGGCCAATATAGTGGAGGTGACGGTCAAGGTGGTAGCGGAGGTAATGCAAGCACGGGTTCTTCCGCTGAACGAGGAGCAGCTTTACATGGCTAGAGTAGACATTGTAATACCTGAACCCTCTGTTGAATATACAGAAGAAAACCAAAGACAGATAAATCAGTCTTTACGAACGATGCAAGATAAGTTAAATACAACTTATCAACAAGAAATTAAAAATGAACAGGATACGTTTAATTACTTTTTATCATGACAATACAATATAAAAACGCAGGCATAAATTTATCCACAACAGACACAACCGATATATTGACATCACCGACTAATGCAAGATGTTTGATAAAGCAGATACAGATCGATAACACATCTGGGAGTCCTGTCAATTTATCTGTGCAGGTTACTGATTCCTCTGCCACTGCAACTTTTAGGATAAGCGGTAATCCCATTGCAGCAAATACAACCAAAGACATTATTGATAAAACATTAGTGCTTGAGGAGGGTGATGTTTTGAAAATGACCGCTGGCACTGCTAACGAGATACAAGGAATTGTAAGCTATGCGCAGATAGATAGATCTCAGGAAAATGGCTAGACAAAAATTTGTACATTACGTCCCGAGGCCTAAGCCTAGAAAAAGACCCAGAAGACATAAAAAAAGTCTTTCAAAATCCGAAAAAAGATCATATAAGAAATATAACAGACAAGGAAGAGCATGAAAGATCTACCAAAGATACCTGCAGAGGCAAAAGAAATAATTAAGAATAAGAGGACCGGTAAGGTATATAACAGCAAAGCAGAATTAGATGCAGATGTAGCAGATCCAAATACAGATACAACTAATGATGATTTTAGACAAGATTTAGAAATTAAAGTTACTCGTGTAAATATAGAAGCACATACAAAAAAATAATGAAACCTAGAGGTGCTACAGAATTACAAATGGAACTACTCCATAAGTACGTTCCTAATGAATTATTAGATAAAGCACAAATTTGTACTTCTATACCAGGAAAAGTTCCGTTAGATCCAAACAAACTTAATATTCTTTGGCAAAAAAATTCTTGGGACCAACCAAACTTACAAAACTTTTTTAGAAACAAAAAAAGACATGATGAGTATGATTGGTACGTTTTCAATTCACATTG